CGTCAGCATCGGCGAGCCCGTCAGCATCGGCGAGCCCGTCAGCATCGGCGAGCCCGTCAGCATCGGCGAGCCCGTCGGCGTCCTCATCGTCATAAGTATATCTAATGCAGCATGAACAACTTCAGAAACGTGAGTTAGACAAACTCCTCGATCTCGACCCGACACTGACAGACAAGACACCTGTTCGGCGCCCTGCGCTGCACGGAGAACTCATGCCGGCACCCGGCGTGGAAACCTTTGATGTGGACTTCGACTATGCGCGGACGGTCGTGCGCGAGAGTATCGATCAGGCGCGTGAGGCGGCCGTGAGTGCTATTGAACTAGCACAATCCGGCGATAGTTCGCGTGCCTACGAAGTCGTCGCGTCGATGCTGACTGCCATCGTCAATGCGAATAAAGAATTATTGCTACTGCATAAGACCAAAGAAGATACGCGGGCCAAATCTCGTGAGGGCACGTCGTCGAGTTCAGGTGTAACGATTGAGAAAGCCGTATTTGTGGGTCGTGCGTCTGACCTGTTGCGCGAACTCCGCGCGTTATCCAAGAGCGAAGAATGAAGCGGGATGCGCTGCAATATCTACTCGACAAATACGATGTTCAACCACAAATCGGTGTCTCTGAGCACTTGCGGCACGTGTATTTGCCGCAATTTCGTCGAGACGATCTTGGAGCCGTGTTTGCTGAACTGGGATTTACGACCGGTGTAGAAATTGGAACCCTTCGTGGCGAGTATGCGGCGACGCTCTGTCGCGCACAGCCGAATCTGCATCTCTTCTGTGTTGATCCGTGGGGGCAGTTTGACAACGCAACAGATTATACTATTCCCGCAGATGATCGCACACACTGCACATATGAAGAATTTTATCAACAGGCAAAAGCCACACTGTCTATCTATCCCAATGTCACGCTGATACGAAAAACCAGTATGGGTGCCGTGAATGATTTTACCGACAACTCCCTTGACTTTGTGTATATTGACGGTAATCACGAATTCTCATATATCTCCGAGGATCTAGACCAGTGGGGGCGCAAGGTGCGGTCAGGGGGCTTCATTATGGGGCATGACTATGTTCGATTTGACGGCCTCCGCGGCGAGGGCCAAATGTTGAATGGCGTGAAACGTGCGGTCGATGCATACGTCCACGCCCACCAGATCAATCCGTGGTTCCTGATTGATCAACCACACGGCCGGCGCCCGAAGGCGTTCCGTTCGTTTCTGTGGGTGAAAGAATAACAATGCCGAAGAACTCATTCAACTCCACCGCAGGCTACAACGGCAATCCCAATCTCCCCCTTCCAAATGCCGAAGTCTCGCTGACCGCAGCAGAACTCAAGGAGTATGTGCGGTGTGCGGAGGATGTCTACTACTTCATCAATAGCTATGTGAAGATTGTCCACGTCGATCACGGTATCGTACCGTTTGCGATGTGGCCCTTTCAGCGCGAAATCATCAAAGCCTTTGAGGATAATCGCTTTGTTATCTGTAAACTCTCCCGACAGTCCGGCAAGTCGACCGTGGTGGTTTGTGGTTACTTCCTCTGGTATATTTTGTTTCATCCCGATGTCAGTGTTGGTATTCTGGCCAACAAAGAGTCGACCGCGATTGAACTGCTCCGTCGGCTGAAACAGTCCTACGAACTCCTGCCGATGTTCCTGAAGCAGGGCATTCTCAAGTGGGACCAGAAGCTCATCATGCTTGCCAACAACGCACGCGTGCGCGCCGAGAGCACCAGCGCGAGTGCGATTCGAGGCGATACCTTCAACATCCTGTTCCTCGATGAATTTGCGTTCGTCCCCGAGAACATTGCGGGCGACTTTATGACATCAGTGTTCCCGACGATTTCGTCAGGGAAGACCACCAAACTGTTTATTGTGAGCACGCCAAACGGGTATAACCTCTTCTTCAAAATCTGGAATGATGCTCAGGAAAAACGCAACTCCTATTTTCCCATCGGCTTCACCTGGCGCGATGTGCCCGGTCGCGACGAAGAGTGGGCCGAGGAGATGCGGAGGAACCTTGGCAGCGATCAGGCGTGGCAGCAAGAATTTGAGTGTTCATTTCAGGGCAGCGCCAATACGCTGATTCCTGGTCACAAGCTCGCGTCGATGGCCTATATGACGCCAGTGGAAGATCGAGGCGACCTCAAAATCTATGCGAAGCCGGTGCGTGCAGATGCGGAGGGCAATCCTGCGCATATCTATGTGGCGATGATCGATGTGTCGCAGGGGCAAGAGCAAGATTACAGTGTGATCAACGTCATCGATGTCTCGATCTCCCCGTTTCGACAAGTTGCGGTATATCGACGAAACAATATCACACCACAACTGTTTGCACCGGTCGTGCGGGATATCGCCGCGTATTATTGTAATGCCTATACGCTGGTAGAAATCAACGATGTCGGCATTCTTGTGGCGGATACGCTTCATGCCGAACTGGAATATGAGAACATTCTGTTCGTACGCATGCATCCCAAACGCGGCCAAATGCTGGCGGGTGGATTCCATATCAAGTCGAAAATGGGATTGCGACAGACACAAGCCACGAAACGGATTGGCTGCGCCGCCCTCCGCGCGATGGTCGAGAAAGACCAGCTCCTCATTTATGACTATGAGACATTACGAGAACTGACCACATTCGTCGCGCACGGGCACAACTATCAAGCCGAACAGGGGGCGCATGACGATTGCGTGATGACACTGGTGCTGTTAGGCTGGTTGACCGCACAAACGGGATTTGAGAACTATGTGGGGCTATCTATGCGGAAGCTGCTGATTAATCAATACGAGCCCGTCACCCTTGATGAGCCCTTTGCGGGATTTCTGAGTGACGAGCCGGCAATCTCGTGGGTCGACGATGGGGATCGTTGGTCGCCCGCTGATATAAATAACCAAAACGACTTTTGGAAATGAGTGACGGTGGGGAATTTCTAAATACAGGTATCCGGCCGAAGGTTCTAATATCTCGGCGGAAAAGATATTGTCTTGGCGTGCATCACAAATCCCTAACGTCACCAAGGAGATAGGTTTATGGCATTTCAGGTTTCTCCCGGCATCAACGTCTCAGAACTTGATCTGACCGCTGGTATTGAGAACGTTTCATTGTCCACTGGTGGGTTCGTAGGACCCTTCGAGTGGGGTCCGTGTCTTCAGGTGACGAATGTGTCGTCGCAGGACGATCTGGTCGCGAAGTTTGGCAAACCAGACACGAACACCTTTCAGTACTGGTTTAGCGCCGCGGCCTTTCTGGCGTATTCGAATTCGTTCCGCGTTGTGCGTGCCGTTACCGGCAACGCACTGAATTCAACCGCGGAAGCCAAGTCGCGCACCGGCACGGTCAGCAACACCTCCAGCACGGTCATTACGGGCACGGGCACGCTCTTCACGACGGAATTGGTTGCTGGACAGACCATTACCTTCAACGGCGCAGAGTCCGCGATCATTTCGTCGATCACGAATGCGACCTCGCTCGTCGTCACCACCGCGTTGACCAATACCGCGACCACGAACACCTTCACCTCACGTGGTGTGCTCATCAAGAACGACACCCAGTGGGATGCGAGTTTCGCTAGCGGCGTAGCGGGACATGGTGTTGCTGCGGGTAAGTGGCCGGGCGATAAGGGCAACTCACTAAAGGTTAGTCTCTGCCCGACTGCGGCTGCGTTTCAGGCGAATGCGACGGGCACGCTCACAGTGACTGCGGCAAGCAATGCGGTCACCGGCACCGCGTCCTCTGCATTCAGCACTGAATTGATCGTGGGTGACTGGATCACCTTCGATGGTGGTACGCGACATCAGGTAACGGCATTGACGAACAGTTCGCACCTGACTCTGGCAACAGCCGTAGTCAAGTCGAACACCTTCACCACGACCAACTGGCAGCGTCAGTGGGAATACTGGGCGTACTTCGATCGCGCGCCGGGCACGAGTCAGTTTGCGACGGATCGGACTGGAACGACAGACGAACTGCACGTGGTCATTGCTGATGAGGATGGGTTGTTCGAAGGTGTCACAACCGGACTGCTTGAGCGGTATGCGCATCTCTCGAAAGCCTCGGACGGCAAGACACTGGGCGGTGATAATAACTATTATGTCAATGTGCTAAATGAACAGTCCAAGTATGTGTGGTGGCTGGCGCACGTGGGCACCACGACGAACTGGGGTTCTGCCACGCAGGGCTTGACGTTTGGTGGGGCCTCGCTGCCGTACTCGAAGTCATTTGCTGGTGGCAATGACGACAACGAGAACATCACTGTCGGGCAGGTTGAAACGGGATGGGACCTTTTTGTCGACACGGATACGGTCGACGTATCTCTGTTGGTGACTGGTCCAGCGACACCCGCGACACTGGGCACCTATGTTGTCGACAATATTGCCGCAGTGCGTAAGGATGCGGTGGCGTTCCTGTCGCCTCTGAAGGCCAGTGTCGTCAACAATCTCGGTAGCGAAAAGACCTCTATTACGACTGACCGCAACAATCTCCCGTCGAGCAGCTATGCCGTGATGGATAGCGGCTGGAAATATGTGTATGATAAGTATAACGATGTCTATCGCTGGGTGCCGTTGAACGGAGATATCGCGGGGCTGGCGGCGCGGACTGATCAGACCAACGATTCGTGGTTCTCGCCCGCGGGCTTCACACGCGGCAACATCAAGAACGTCGTGAAACTGGCGTGGACACCGAATTTGACTCAACGCGATGACCTCTATAAGATTGGCGTCAATCCAGTCGTGAGCTTCCCCGGTCAGGGTGTGGTACTGTTTGGTGACAGGACGCTGCTGAATCGTCCAAGTGCGTTTGATCGCATCAACGTGCGTCGGCTGTTCATCACTCTGGAGAAGACAATTTCGCGGTATGCGAAAGCCAATCTCTTTGAGTTCAATGATGAGTTTACGCGTTCAGCATTCAAGAATGTCGTGGAGCCGTTTCTGCGGGATGTCAAAGCCCGGCGCGGCCTGACGGACTTCTTGGTGGTGTGCGACGCAACGAACAATACCGCTGCTGTGGTTGACAGAAATGAGTTCGTCGGAAGCATCTTTGTGAAGCCGAGCCGCTCGATTAACTTCATTCAGTTGAACTTTGTGGCCGTCCGTAGCGGCGTTTCATTCCAAGAAATCACCGGCGCAGTCTAACGCTCGCCTAGAGGAGAACAGGTATGGCATTTAATCTCGACGAGTTTCGCAATAGCATGGCGGACGGCGGCGCGCGCCCGACGCTGTTCGAAATGGGAATTCAGTTTCCCGGCGGAGCGGCACGTGAACAGCCCTTTCTGACGAAGATTTCGGAAATTCCGGGGTCCACGGTAGGGGTCATTACTGTGCCCTATTTTGGACGTCAGCTCAAGGTTGCAGGCGACCGAACGTTTGCGACACTGACATGCACCATTATCAACGATGAGAACTATCGTCTCCGTAAAAAGTTTGAAGATTGGATGAGGCTAATCGCTCGGCACGCCGATGCGAGCGGTGCAAGAACCCTCAATCAATATCAGACAAGCCTGACGCTGACGCAAAAGAGGCGCGCCGGCAGCAATGCGGCATATTATTACTTTGTGAATGCATTCCCGACGACACTGGGAACGATTGCGCTGGACTGGTCATCGACGGATACCATCGAAGAGTATACCGTAGAGTTCCAGTATCAGTACTGGGAAAGTATCGTGACTAATGCCGCAGACCTCGCGACGGTTGCGGTTGATGTTCAGGTAGGGCCAGTCAACCTTGGCGGCGTCTTCGGCGTCGGCGGCGCCGGCGGCTAGGTAAAATACATCATCCATGTTCTATGGAGGGCGCCGGCAACGGGCCCTCCAGAAAGTGAGTCTATCCTTATGTCATTTTTCTACACCCCAGAGGTGCCTTAATTGCCCCGCTTATTTGGATTTGAATTTGATTTCAATAGGCGGTCGTCGGCGCCGATTGCCGTCAATAACACACCGACATCCAACACCGTTAGCTTCGTGCCGCCTGACAATCAGGACGGCGCGCTTAACGTCCAATTTGGCGCCGCTGGTGGGCATTTCGGCTACTACCTCGATCTCGACGGCGGCATCGTCGATGACTTCCAACTCATCAATCGCTATCGCGAGATGCAAATCATCGCGGAAGTCGATGAAGCGATCGATCAGATTGTCAACGAACTGGTCGTGCAGGATGCCGATCGGCTGCCCGTCTCTCTCAATTTGGACTTTACCGACCTTACACCTGAACTGAAAGCCCGCATTCAAGCCGAGTTTATTAATCTGCTGAAGATGCTGAACTTCCATCGGGATGCCTATAGCATTGTGCGCCAGTGGTATATTGACGGGCGCCTCTATCTGCATCTGGTGGTGGACGAGAGCAGCACCAAGTCGGGTATTCAAGAACTCCGCATTGTCGACCCCCGCACGATACGCAAGGTGCGTGAAGTCCAGCGCAAGCGTCAGCCCGAGACACAGTTTGATATCATTGAAGTGGCTCGCGAATACTTCGTCTACAATCCGATGGGCTTTATCTCACCGAGTGGTAGTGGTGCGGCCCCGAACGGTGCGCTGATGAACTACAACGGCGTGCGCATTGCCGCCGACTCGATTGCGTTCTGCCCGTCAGGGCTCTACGATGCCAACAAGCGCACCGTCTTGTCGTGGCTGCACAAAGCCATCAAGCCGCTGAACCTGCTGCGGATGGTGGAGGACTCCTCAGTCATCTATCGCGTCTCTCGTGCGCCAGAGCGTCGGGTGTTCTACATCGATGTCGGCAATCTTCCGAAGGCCAAAGCGGAACAGTATCTCTACGACATCATGCAGCGGCATCGCAACAAGTTGGTCTACGACACCGCGACCGGTGAAGTGCGTGATGACCGCAAGTTCATGAGCATGCTGGAAGACTTCTGGCTGCCACGCCGCGAGGGCGGCAAGGGCACGGAAGTCACCTCGCTGCCGGGTGGTGCAAATCTCGGGCAGATGGAAGATGTCGATTACTTTCGTCGCAAACTGTATCGCGCACTGAGTCTGCCGCCATCGCGCATCGATCAGGGGCAAGGATTCAATCTCGGTCGAGCGTCGGAGATTACTCGCGACGAACTGCGGTTCAACAAGTATATTCATCGTCTACAGGTGCAGTTCGACTATCTGTTCGACCAGTTGCTGGAACGGCAGCTTCGTCTCAAGAATGTGATGACGGAAGCGGAGTGGTATACGATCAAGGACAGCATTCGCTATACGTGGCAACAAGATTCGTATTTTGAAGAACTGAAGATGAACGAGATTCTCACGACCCGCATGAATCTGGCTGCGCAAGCCGATGTCTTTGTCGGGCGATACTACTCGGAAGCGTTTGTCAAGCGGGATATTCTGAAACTGACCGATGAGGATGTGGTGCAAATCGCGCACGACAATCGCGAAAGCCCGCCAAAGCCTGTCGGGCGCCCCGGTGAGACTGATCCGTTTGACCACGAGGCCGACGAAGCCCTGCGCAAAAACAATTCACCGGCGGGAAAGACCAACGTCAATTTCTCACCGTCAGACGAGGATACGAACGCGTCATCTCCGAAGAAAACCGTCGACGACTAAATAGGATTACTCTATGGCCATTACAACAGGAACCGCCAACGTTCATATCCTTACGGAGAGCGCACAGCATGTTGTCGCGCGCTGTTTGTATTACACCAGTAACGGCACAGACGAAGCGGATGTGCTGAAGGTGAATACCGCATCGCTGACGCACAAAACCATCGCACTCTCCACGGCCACACGACTCGGTGTCTTCCAGTCGGGGGATACCGTGACGGGCCTGACCAGTGGAACGACCGCGCAGATTGTCGAGTGGCGTCAGACCGCAAATACTCTCATTATCACCAATGCATCTGGGGCATTCACCAACGGCGAGAATATTCGTACTATCGTCACAAACAACACCGTCGCGTTGGCCGCATCAAATGCGTCACTCAACTTGGTGCGTGAGTTGGCGATTCGAAGTATCTGGTATTCCATCGATTCCGACATGACCGTCGAACTGGGGTTCAAGGGAAGTGATGGCGTCGTGTCTCCGGCTGTGCTCCTCTCGGGTTCAGGCTACTTCGGGAAAAATGCGCTGGCGGGGCAGATTGTCTCCAACTCGCCGGGGATCGGGACGAGTGCCGATGGAAGTTTTTATATCAGCACGTACACCACGTCCAACGCGAAAGCGGCCTATACGATCATCGTTGACTTGGTGAAACTGCGCGGATACGCACCAAGCGGACACTAAAGGATACTTTATGAATTCATTTACACAACTCGTTCAGAACGTCAAGGATGCTAACTGGCAGGGCGCTGGGCAGGTCTTCAAGGAGATCATGCAGCAGAAGGTGGCAGACCGTATTGCCATCGAGCGTCAGACGATCTTCAATGAAGACGGCAGCGAGGCCTACAAGCAGCATTTCGACTCGATGTTGAAAAAGTGGAATGTCTCGTCACCCGCAGATATTCCCGACGATAAGAAGGATGACTTCTTCAAGGCGGTCGATGATGGATATTCCGCAAAGAATGAAGTAGCCAAGCGCGGACCTGTAAACTGGTCCAAGTTTAAGCCCAGCACGCTGAAGGCGCTCATGCAGATCACCGCACCCAAGAAGAAATCAAAAAAGTAAGCTATGAAACTCGTCACTGAAGTCTACGATTGCGTCAAGGATGCCAACTGGCAGCGCGCTGGAGAGGTCTTCAAGGAGATCATGCAGCAGAAGGTGGCAGACCGTATTGACATCGAGCGTCGTACGATCTTCAATGAAGAGAAAAAGCCATACGTATTTGAGTGTATGCGTTGTGGGAACATTTGGCGCTCCGCAGGCCCCGAGCTATCCCCCGGGCCCACCACGGGACATAATGTTATTTGCCCAAAGTGTCATAGTAAAGACAGGGTGGTCAACATCGCTGGGCCGAAAACCAGATTCCTCGAAGACGAAAAGCCAAAGAACGAATCCACAACTCCCGGGGCGGCTCACGCAGCCTACTACAAACAGCACAGAATCACGCACATAGTCGCCAAGAAAGATTTAGCGGCTCACGAAAGGTGGATGGATTCGGAAGGCTTTGACACCATCACAGTTCGTCTTCCCGACAATGATCGTAACGCCAAAACACACGTTGGCATTATTAGTAAAGGTAACGTGGAATCAAGTTACCACGTAGACGGCTTTGCGGAGCCGATAAAAGAAGGTTATTTGAAAGAAGACAAAAAGCCATACGTATGGGAGTGTATGGATTGCGAGAACATTTGGCGCTCCACACAGTCGGGAAACACTCACAATGTTAGATGCCCAAAATGTCATAGTGATGATGTCTTGCCCGGAAAGTTTACTTCTGGTCGAGCGTAATTTTTAGTTAAGGACGAACGATGAAACTCATCGCAGAAGTATACGATTACGTCAAGCCGCTAGTGGAAGCCACGAAGGATGGGCAGAAAGCCTATACCATTGAAGGCGTGTTCCTGCAAGCGGAAGTGAAGAATCGTAACGGGCGCACCTATCCGATGGCGATATTGGAGCGCGAAGTCGAACGCTACAATACGGAATACGTCAAGCAGAATCGTGCGTTGGGCGAACTGGGGCATCCTGAATCACCACACATCAATCTTGATCGTGTCAGTCACATGATTACGAAACTCGAAGCGAACGGCACAGACTTCGTGGGGCGGGCCAAGATTATGGATACCCCCTTTGGAAAGATTGTGAAGTCCTTCATCGACGAAGGTGTCAAGTTTGGTGTCTCCTCCCGTGGCGTCGGTTCGTTGGAAAACTCCATGAATGGCGATGTGGTTGCCGATGATTTCTTTCTTGCGACGGCCGCCGACATTGTGGCCGACCCCAGCGCGCCACAAGCGTTCGTTCGTGGGCTGCGAGAGCAGCACGACTGGGTTTGGGACAACGGCGTGCTGTCAACGGCACGCGTCCAGGCGCTCCACAAGACGAGCACGAAAGCTGTCGTAAAAACTCGAACACAGGCTCGGGCGTTAGAAACACGCATCTTCGAAACATTTATGCGTGAGTTGAGAAAAGGCACGCAAGTTTCGTAGAGAATAGCATAACGCTAAATATAACATCTGAGCTGAGCCTCGATGGCTTGGCAGAATTTTGAGGGACAACACCAATGGCAGAATCGCTTGTTAATCCAGTATCCGCTGCGCAACTGAGCCCGCGCAATTCGGAACCCACCAATCTTAAGGGGGGTTCGTATGATGAACTCGGCGATGCAACGGATGCAAAGCTCAACTATGCCGGTAATCTGAAAACGGACTCGTCTATTCCACGTGCCGTTGGTGCAGAGCCTACACACCTCACTGGTGTTACCGAGGCCGACGAAGACCCGGAGAAGGTGGACGAAGCCGACGAGGTCGAGGTGGAGTTTGGCGACAAGAAGAAGGACGAGAGCGTTGATGACCTGGATAAGGCCATCGATGAGCTGGCCAATCTGCCTGTCACCGAAATTTACGTCAGCGAGGCCGACGACGAAGACGAAGACGACGACAAGAAGAAGGTCGACGAAGCCGAAGAGGACGACGACGACAAGAAGAAGGTCGACGAAGCCGAAGAGGACGACGACGAGAAGAAGGACGTCAACGAGGCCGAAGACGACGATGACAAGCCGGACTTCTTGAAGAAGAAAGTCGACGAAGCCGAAGAGGACGACGACGAGGACAAGAAGAAGGACGTCAACGAAGCCGAAGAGGACGACGACGAGAAGAAGAAGAAGGTCGACGAAGACGACGACGAAGACGACAAGAAGAAGGTCGACGAAGACGACGACGAAGACGACAAGAAGAAGGACATGAAGGAGTCACTGAAGATTTCCATCAAGATGCCGAAGGCGTCCCTCTTTGAGTCCGCTGGGTTCAATGTCAAGCAGCAGAAGAAAGTCGCGTCAATCTTTGAGTCGGCGATCAAGGATACCACACGACAGGTCAGCAAGCAGATTCACGAGCACTATCGGAAGGTGCATGCGAGTCGTTTGGCGGAGTCACAGCGGCTCATTGAGAATCGTCTGAATACCTATCTCGACGTTGTTGTCGAGGAGTGGGTGAAGGCGAATCAGGTAGCCGTGCGGACCTCGCTGCGCACAGAACTGTCGGAGAACTTCCTGAATGGCTTGCAGAAGCTGTTCAAGGAGCACTACATCGACGTGCCGGCCAGCAAGGTCGATGTCGTGAAGAGCCTTACGCAACAGGTGGAGACACTCAAGCGTCAGGTGAATGAGCAGTATACAGAGAAGCTGAAGCTGCGGCAGTTGGCCGAGACAGCAAACAAGAAGCGGATTGTCGCGACATTTGCGCGTGACATGAGTGAGGCGCAGGCAGGAAAACTGGAGAAATTGGCAGAGGACACACAGTATGTCAATGCCAAGGACTTCCGCGAGAAGTTGACAATGCTGAAGGAGAGTTACTTCGAGAAGCCGACGAGTCGTGCAACCCGTCTGCCGGAAGAGAATGTGCAGGAAGTGACAGAACCAAGAGGCGCTAAGGGTGAGGCGGATTTGGTTGCCGACGCCATTACTCGGCAAGTGAAGTCGAGTGATTGGTAAACTGTAGAATCATCGAAGTCTAAATAACAATCAGCAGCGTTGTCACACGGACGCGCAACACATTAGGAGTTCACGCAAATGGCAGACACATTTCTGACAGAAGAGATTAAGAGCAAGTGGGCGAAGGTCATCAATCATCCCGATCTTCCTGAAATCAAGGAGTCGTGGAAAAAGCGGGTCACCGCGATCTGTTTGGAGAATACCTCACGAGAAGTAAGCAAGTCGGCGCAGTATATGGATCAGACACTGCTGTCTGAAACCGCGCCAGCTAACGCGGCGGGTGCGTTCCCGCGGGCGAACTTGCAGGGGTTTGATCCGATTCTGATCTCGCTCATTCGTCGTTCTATGCCGAACCTGATCGCGTATGACCTGTGCGGCGTGCAGCCGATGACTGGTCCGACGGGCCTCATCTTTGCGATGAAGTCTCGGTACACGTCACAGAGCGGCACTGAGGCGCTGTTCAACGAGGCCAACACGGGCTTCTCTGCGAACGGTGCTACCCAGACGGGCACGCTGCCCGCTGGTAACACCTCGGCGCTCTCCAATAGCACGAATTACCTGTATGACACGGGTATGACGACCGCGATTGGTGAAACGCGTGGTGATTCGGCCGCGAACAGCATCCCCGAGATGGCGTTCTCGATCGATAAGGTGACCGTGACTGCGGTGACCCGAAAGCTCAAGGCGGAGTACACGATCGAAATCGCGCAGGATCTGAAGGCGGTTCACGGGCTTGATGCCGAGACTGAACTGGCGAACATCCTGTCGGCGGAGATTCTTGCGGAGATTAACCGCGAGATTATCCGTACCATCTACTTCGGTGCCGTGCTTGGTGCGAACAACAACACCACGACTGCTGGTGTGTTCGACCTTGACACCGACTCAGATGGACGCTGGATGGTGGAGCGGTTTAAGGGGCTCTTCTTCCAGATCGAACGCGACGCGAACGCTATCGCCAAGGCGACTCGTCGTGGGAAGGGCAACATCGTGCTGTGCTCGTCTGACGTAGCCAGTGCGCTTGCGGCCTCTGAACTGCTTCAGTATGCGCCTCAGTACGACGCGAAGCTCTCCGTGGACGACACGGGTAGCACGTTCGTCGGCACCTTGCAGGGTCGCTACAAGGTGTATATCGATCCGTATGCCGCTGTCAACGATGTCAATCACTTCGTGGTTGGCTATCGTGGAACGAGCCCGTATGACGCAGGGTTGTTCTACTGCCCGTATGTGCCGCTCCAGATGCTCCGTGCGCAGGACCCCAACAGCTTCCAGCCGAAGATTGGATTCCAGACACGGTATGGTATCGTCGCCAACCCGTTCGCGAAGGCGGACGGCACCGGCACCGGTACGATTGATACCCGTGCGAATCAGTATTACAGGATCGTCAACGTTCGCAACCTGATGTAAGCCTCTATATCATAACATCGATCGCGAACCTCTTGCCGCGCATCCAGCCAAAACTGGATGCGCGGTTTTTTATTGAACGATAAATAGTGTATATGACTATGAAGGTTCTGATTACTGGTGTGGCGGGATTTGTTGGATCGACTCTGGCTGAATGTCTGGTGCGCAAGGGCGTCGATGTGGTGGGGATTGACAACTTCTCCGACTACTATTCTCGCGCACAAAAAGAGCAGAACCTGAAATGGCTGCACACAACAGGCAACCCCGACGAGGGTCCACTGTTTCACTTCATCGAAACGCGAATTCAAGATGCCAATCTAGCGAGGTTACTTGCCGATCGGACCCATGTCTTCCATTTGGCTGGCCAGCCCGGTGTGCGAAAAAGTTGGGGGCGTGATTTCGATATCTATACTTCCGACAATATTCAAGCCACACAGATGCTCTTGGAAGCCTGTGTCAGCACATCCATTGAACGATTGGTCTATGCGTCGAGTTCTTCGGTGTATGGAGATGTCCTGCCGGCGAACACCACACCAGAAGATCCCCGGCTGTGTGAAGACGGTCCGACACGGCCGGTGTCGCCGTATGGCGTGAGCAAACTAGCAGCAGAACATCTCTGTTCACTCTACCACAGCAATTATAGCGTCCCGTCTGTCTCGCTGCGATTCTTTACGGTCTATGGTCCACGTCAGCGTCCCGACATGGCCTTTCACAAATTTCTTCTGGCTGCACACACGGGCCAACCGATCACGCTCTTTGGTGACGGGCAGCAGACTCGTGACTTCACCTATGTGGATGATATCGTGACGGCGCTTATCAGTGCGGCGACCCGCGGGGTGCTCGGGCGCGTCTATAACATTGGTGGAGGGACACGGGTCACGGTGCAGCAGGTCTTACACATGATTGAACGCGTCACAGGAAAATCGTTGCGGATCGTCGATGTCGGATCGCAGAAGGGGGATATGCGACACACATATGCCGACACCACACGGGCGCGGATAGAGTTAGGATTTGTTCCGACGATGGATTTGGAACGCGGCTTGGCTGCTGAGTATGCGTGGCTTATCGCACAGCAGGCTACTCATCGGTAGCGTCGGTCGTCTGACTTCGACGAAAACATCAATTCATTAGCCATCCAACACGACGAGCGAACGCTGCGCACGGGCACTGCTCGTCCAACGATTTGTGACGATCGACGTCACAATATGAAAGTCACCAGGCTCGTGAACCGTCCAACGAAACCGATGTGTGCGATAGGAATTTGTCGTGAGGTCCACATGTGTACCGACGAGTATCGCATCCCCATCCATGACGCCGGCCACCAAGACACGGTCGTCAGCAGTTAGCTCTACCTGTATGACTACCTCGATTGTCTCTCCCACAGCCACAAAACTCGGGGCATGCTGAATGAACACCTTTGATTTTGGAGCGGCGCCCGCCTGTAGTGTGCTTAAGCAAAAATACAGGACCACACACGCCACGCGAACGGAAACACGCATTGTAACTCCTATTTATAGATACCTCATACGCATATATGTATCGATACTTGAGATGCCGGCTTAGTAGTCGTCATCTGTCGCGGTCAGAATTGTCTTCAGAGGTATCGCCTTCTTCGCAATGACATAATTATCGGGGCCGATCCAGGGCGCGACGTTCCCCCGAGGCCGCATCGCCGCCGTGAGTTTGTGCCCCACATAGCCAGGGACCGACGCACCCACCTGTGTGATAAACCG